CACGATCCACAACCGGGCACCACGCCTGATCTTCTTGCCGCCCTCGGTGGCGTCCACGTAGGTGGGACCCGACACCGGGCTGGAGCGGTTGAAGCCCTCGACGCCCTTGACCGGCGACACGCTGGCGACGCCCATCTTGCGGCCCCAGGTGTAGACCGCCGAGGCCTCGTAGCCGCTGTCGATGGCGAGGCGGGCGATCTTCAGGGCGGCGCCATTGGCGTGGGTCCAAGTCTTTGCCAGCACCTCTTCCAGACTCGCCCAGGTCTCGGCCTTCTCGGGGCCGCCCTCGATGACGATGTGATCGACCAGCCAGCTTTCCAGGCCACGGCCCCAGGCCCAGACATCGATCTCGACGCGGTCCTTCTGGACGTCGGCTCCGGCGGTGAGGAACAGCCCGCCCGCCGGGACGGTGCCCGGACTCCAAGCCTCGCGGCGGTCGTAGAGTCGCTGCCAATCGGGGGCCTCGCCGGATTCCACCCAGGTTTCGCCCAGCACGGTGTTCTTGAACACCCGCAGCGCATCGTCATTCCCCTGGGCGGCCTCCCATAGCCGGGCGATGTCCCGCCACGACTGCCAGCCCGGCGGCGAATACAGCGCCGAGATGTGAAAGCCGATGGTGCCGGGATCAGAGGCGATGGCGGTGGCCCGCCACTCGCCCGCCGCCAGCATGGTGCCCTTATGGTGCTCGGCGATGTCCTGGTCGCAGGATTCGCAGACGTAACGGACGCTGCCCGGCTGGCCCTTGTCCCAGCGTAGCCGCTCGAATTTCAGCCACTGCATGGTCCCGCAATGGGGGCACGGCACGAAGAAGCGGCGCTGATCGGACGCCTCGTATTCCCGCTCGATCCGCGACATCCCTCGGATGGTGGGCGTCGAGGCCAGGAAGGCTTTCCGCCGGTGGGCGAAGGTCAGCGAGCGGGCCTCGGCCAGACCGACCGGATCACCCTCCTCGTCGGCGGAAGCCGGATAGGCGTCCACCTCGTCGAGAAACAGGTAGCGGGCCGGCATGGAGCGCAGGCCCACCGCACTGTTGGCCCCGGTCAGCACCAAGGTGCCGCCGGGAAAGTCCTTCGACAGCATGGTGTTGCCGGCGTCGCGCGACCGGGCCGGTTTGACCCGTTCCCGGATGGCCGGGCTTTCATCGATCAGTGGGTCGATGCGCTGGCGCGAGGCACGTTTCGCCATCTCCACCGTGGGCTGGACGCAGAGCATCGGTCCCGGCGCATGGTGGATGACAAAGCCGATGAAGCAGCACCCGGCCTCGGTCGCTCCCACCTGGGCCGCCTTCATGAACACCACCCGCTGCACCGGGCTGGTGGGCGACAGCGCATCCATGATGTCGCGCATGTAAGGTGTGCGGGCCGTGCGGTAGCGGCCGGGTTCCGCCGAGGCCCGGCTCGACAGCATGCGATGCTGATCGGCCCATTGGGAGACGGTCAGGCGGGGATCGGGGCGCATCCCGTCCTGCCATGCCAGCAGCATAGCGTCGGCCCCACGGAACCCAAACGCGTCATCGGAAGTTCGGCTCGATGGCGGCGAGTTCGTCGAGATGGGCGTGGACATGGGCTTCCAGCAGGGTCTGCATCACATGCGGGGCGATGCCGATCTCCGCCGCCATTTGTCCGGCCACGCGGGCGGGCCAGGTGATCCAGGCATCGCGTTCCTGCCGGGCCAGCTTGAACACCAGGGCGGTGGCCCGCGTCCGGTCGACCACCTCTTCCTTGAGGCGATCCACCTGGATGCGGGCTTTCTGAGCTTTGGCGACTTCGTGGGCGGTGCGGGCCTGGGCGAAGGTGGCCCCGGCGGCGGCAGGGGCTGTTTCGCGCTGGGGCGTAGGTGCCGGTGAAACCGGCGCTTTAATGACCGGCTTTGGAGCTGAAGCAGCCCGCCGGCCAGGATCGGTCTGGGCATCCCAGGCGGCATCGGCCTTCACCGGGTCAATGGTGCCGTCGGCTTCCTGGGGAATCCGGCCAGTCTGTACCGCCTTGCGCACGGCGGTATGGCTGACGCCACGCCTGCGCGCGTATTCGCGGACGGATAATCCCATGATCGGCTTCCGCTGAAATAAGCAATGAAATGAGACGCTTAATCGGTTGATGCGTCGGGCCGACAGAGCGATGAATGTCCCCACGAACAGCGGAGGACAAAACGATGAAGCGCACCGATAACACCCAGGCCCTGGAGGCCTTTCTCGCCAAGAAGGCCGAATTCGACGCCATGCTGGCCCGGCTGCAGAGCTTGAGCGCCGACCATTTCAACTGGGCGCCCGACGAGATCAATTGGGGCCACGCCGGGACGATGGCCCACTACACCGAGATGCTGAAGGCCATCAGCGACAGTGCCTTCCAGGAGGGTGAATTCGCCGCCTGATCGACGGCTTTCCCCCTCCGCCCCGACCGGCTCCAGGCTGGCGGGGCTTCAGGTGGTACGAACGCGGGACCGGCCCGCGCCATTCTTGGAGTACCACCCATGACCCAACTTTCCGACACCCAGGCCGTCATCCTCTCCGCCGCTTGCGCCCGCGAAGGCGGCTTCCTGCTGCCGATCACCGCCGCCTTGAAGGGGGGCGCGGTGAAGGTGGTGCTGACCAGCCTGATCAAGAAGGAATTGGCCGAGGAAATCCCCGCCGAACCCGGCCAACTGGTGTGGCGCGAGGACGAAGACGGCAACCCGCTCACCCTGCGGGCCACGCCCGCCGCCTACGAGGCGTTGGGCATGGGGGGCGACACGGGCGCCGACACCGCCCGGGAAGAAGAACCGGCGACGGACATGGCCGCCCAGCCGGAAACCCCGGTGACGGAGGCCGACAGCAGCCCGGACGAGGCCGAGGAAGTGCCGCGCGTCCGCAAGACCCGCCAGGGCAGCAAACAGGAAGCCCTGATTGCCATGCTGAAGCGGCCCGAGGGGGCCAGTATCGCCGAAATCACCGCCGAGTTCGGCTGGCAGGCCCACACGGTGCGCGGTGCCATCGCCGGGGCGTTGAAGAAGAAGCTGGGCCTGGAAGTCGCCAGCGAAAAGGTCGAGGCCAGGGGCCGGGTCTATCGGATCGTCGGCTGACCGGTTTCAGGTTGGCAGGTTTGGCTCGACGGGCCAGATCTGCCGGCCAATGGAGCGGAACGTCGTGATCGCCAAGGCGCCACGTTCATTTCGAGCTTTGCTACCCGGCTTTAGCAGCGCCGCTTCGATTGCCGGGCGATCCGCTTCGAAGATAGCCACGGGATCGAAAAGCTCATCCATCAGGACGAGGAGGACCGCATCCCATGGCTTGCTAAGATCGATGGCGCCGAGCCGCTGACCCGTCAGCTTCTTCGTGCGCGGAATGGACCGGGATTTGATTTGCAGGCGGCGACCGGAGGAATCGGTGGCGTCGTAGCCGGCCTCACGGGCGACAGCGAGATCGAGGCCGAGAAGGTGTGCCGCCTCGTATTCTCCAACCTCGCCGGTGATCCCCAGCGGCTTGCCGGTCAATTGGTAGTATTCGATGGCGATCCGGCGCGCCTGCCTCAGCAGATCGGCGATACGCCCGGTGGGAATTTCAGTGGTCATTGCAGATACCGGAATTTCTGTCGCTGTCCCGGCCATGATAGGCGTTCGAACAGCCGACGCAGCACGAATCCGCGCAGCAGGGACACCAGGGCGAAGATCCCGCCTATGGCCAGATCATCGGCCAGGGTGATGTGAATGCCGAAGACCGGAAACACCATCACCTGGGTGGCGATCGCGATGCCGTAGCCGATCACCACGTTGGCGGCGGCCTCGGCCAGGGACATGCGGCGGGATTGGCGCATCACGCTACTACCTTGAAATTACACGATTAACCAGCTTGATAAACAGCCAGAACAGAGCGTTACTGGCTTCACCAAAACGGAGGCCAACACCATGCAGACCCGAGACCAAGCCCTGACCGAGATCGCCACCCAGATCCTCAACCTGGAGACCCTGGACACCCGCAACAGCGACCGCCTGGACTTCCACGAACTAGCGGTTTGGCAGATCAAGGCGGCGCTGGAAGCGGCCTACAACGCTGGACGGGAGGGCAAGTAGCATGGCCCTGACCGTCCGCCCCACCGCCGCCCTGAAGGCCCATCCGCAGTGGTCGCAGAGCGACTTCGAATACTTCCGGGGCAAGGGCTATTCCAACCAACAGATTCTTGAATTCTGGGAGCGCGATCTGCGCCTCGGCTGCAAGCCGCTTGACTGGAAGCCCACCGACGCCAAGTACCAGCATTCCCTGCGCCGGATCACCCGGCGCTGACCGCCTTCCCGGCGGCAATTTCCTCGAAGCTCCGGCCATCGCCGTCCAGCACGGCTTGCTGGCCGGTCAGCTTCTGCCAGCGGCCGACGATCACGTCGGCATAGGCCGGGTTCAATTCCATGGCAAAGCAGATGCGGCCCGTGGTTTCCGCCGCGATCACCGTGGTGCCGCTGCCCGCGAAAGGCTCGTAGACCGCCTCGCCCTCGGCGCTGTTGTTGAGGATCGGGCGGCGCATGCATTCCACCGGCTTCTGGGTGCCGTGGACCGTGGCCTCGTCCTCATCGCCATTGTTGCCGATAGTCCAGATGGTGGCCTGATCCCGCGCCCCCTGCCAATGGCCGGTGCCAGTCTTGCGCACGGCGTACCAGCAAGGTTCGTGCTGCCAGTGATAATCGCCCCGCCCCAGGACGAAGCGGTTTTTCGACCAGATGATCTGGGCGCGGAGCTTGAAGTCGTTGGCCTCAAGGCTGTCGGCCACCGTTCTGGTGTAGATGGCCGAATGCCAGACATAGGCGACCTCGCCGGGGAACAACGCCCAGGCTTCCCGCCAATCGGCGCGGTCATCATTGGCAACCTTGCCGGTGCGGGCCGAGGACGACACCCCGGCTTCGTTCCGCCAAGTGGGATCGTATTCGACGCCGTAGGGTGGATCGGTCACCATCAGGTGCGGCGTGGCCCCGGCCAGCAGGCGCTCCACATCGGTGGCGTTGGTGCTGTCGCCGCACAGCAGACGGTGTTGGCCCAAGATCCACAAATCGCCGGGCCGCGTCACCGGATCGGCGGGCGGTTCCGGGATCTCGTCTTCGTCCCCATCGCCCTGGCCGTCGCCCTCGTCATCGAGGGGAGCCATCAGGGCGTCCAGTTCCTCCTCGGAGAAGCCGATCAGGTCGAGGTCGTAGCCCTCGGCATTCAGGGCGTGCAGTTCCGCCGCCAGGGTTTCGTCGTCCCATCCGGCATTCAGGGCCAGCTTGTTGTCGGCCAGGATATAGGCGCGGCGCTGGGCCTCGGTCAGATGGTCGAGGATCACCACCGGCACCGTGTCCAGCCCCAGGGACTTGGCGGCGGCCAGTCGGCCATGCCCGGCGATGACGTTGCCCTTACTGTCAGCCAGCACCGGGTTGGTCCAGCCGAACTCGACCATGCTGGCGGCGATCTGGGCAACCTGGCCGTCCGAATGGGTCCGCGCATTGCGACCATAGGGGATCAGCCGGTCAATGGGCCAAGCCTCGACCGTGTCGGGAAGCGGATGGGTCATGATCAGTCCGTGCAATTGCAGGGCAGGCAGTCATCGGATGGACCGCCCTCGAAATCCCGCTGGCGGCGGACGAAATTGAGCAATTCCCGATAACTGGGCCGGTCGGCGCGAAACAGCGCCATTTCCGGCTTGGCCAGGGTGCCAAGCGCCGGTGCATTCCGTTCCATGTCGATCCACCATTTGGCCCGCTCGGGGAACAGCCGCATGATCCCCTTGATGGTCGCGGCGCCCTTCATGTAGCAGAGGTCGCAGTTGCCCAGGGGCGTCTTGCCGTTGTTGTCGGGCAGACCGAGGTCAAAGGGCTGGCGCTTCCAGAACGCCGACACGTCGCGGCGATTCACCTTGGCGGCGTCGAGCGGCAAGACGGTCTCGAAGCGTTCCTTGCCGGCTTCGTTCATGGCCTTCTGGCGGGCGACCCGGCGGGGTTCGTCATGGCGCAGGCCGACGACGTTGGTCCATTCCGCATAGCTCAGCATGTCGCGCATGAAGGCGATACCGCGCTTGACCTTGAGGTAATGGGTGCAGAGCCGCATGGTCGGGTTGGGCAGGAAGCCCCGCACCTTGACGATCTTGGCGAAGGGTTCGCCATCACGCGATGCGCTGTTGTAGCCCACCACGTTGGTATCGAACGGCTCGGCAGGATCGAACTCCAGCCAGGTGATGGCGACCTGCCAGCGCACCGAGCATTCATAGACGAAGCGCAGGGTCTGCTCGAATTCCCGACCGGTGTTGAAGAACACCACATGGACGTCGTCGGGCAGTTGGCCGTCATGGGCGTCCAGGATCTGGTGCAGCATGTAGCCGGACGTGCGCCCGCCCGAGAACGACACCAGGGCGGGGCCGTCGATGCGATAAGGATTGCGGGTCATGGCCGTTGTCCTGCCGCCTGGATGCGGCGCCCGATCCAGCGCATCACCGGCACGGCCATGGAGTTGCCCAGCGCCCGGTAGCGCGGGCCATCGGGACAATCTTCGGCGGCCTTCTTGCGCCAGAGGATCTGGGTGTAATCGTCGGAGAAACCCTGGAGGCGCTCGCATTCGCGGGGCGTCAGGCGGCGCACCGCCATGTCGTGCTGGACCGCCAATTGGCCACCGCCATTGTCGCGGCCCAGGGCCGACATGGCCCGCAGGGTCGGAGTAACGCCATCGGCTGCTACGGACTGGAAGCCCGTGCCGGCCTTGCAGTCGAAGGCGACATAGGTTTGCTGTTTGGCTCCCGGCTCTGCCGCCAAGGCGCCAGCAACATCCAGGGTCCGAACTTCGTCCCGCTGATTCTGGGCGAAGGCCACATAGCTGCGGCTCGATCCGCCGCTGGCCGCCCGGATGCTGGCGATGTTGTCGGCATCAATTTCGGCCTGCGTCCCACCGTCGCGGCCGCGCAGGTTGAACGCCACGGCGTGCTGCTTGCCCGCCTGCAAGGTGAACATCGGATCGCCATCACTGCCGACACCGATTCCGGCACGCACATCCGTGGTGCTGGTTCCGGTACGGGCACCGGCCTCCTGGATCGGGATGGCCACAGGCACCAACGGAGTGCCGCGTCCAGTGCCGTCCTCCGAGGCGTCGAAGCCCTCGCCGCGCAGGGAGTGGGTAACCAGGGTGTCTATGTCGGGCCGATGGGCGAGGTTCGACTTGGCCCGCAGGGTGTGGGCGATCAGCGTGTCGGTGCAGTCGCTGTCCACGCCACGGGACAGGTCGCGTGCCCGCAAGGTGGTGGCGACGAAGGTCTCGGACTCGAAATCCATCCGCCCGCTGGCCGAGGCGCAGGCATTGAGCGCGGTTGCCACCTCGATGGGGCCAGCGGTATTGTTTCCGCCGAACGCCTCGGCGATCAGTCCGCCGCTGGTGGCGAAAGACGTTTCGCCGCTGCGGCCAGCGCGAGCATCAAGCGTGGGGGCAAGACCTTGTTCCGCTTCTCGGCGCGGCGGATGATCCCGGCGCACGCCTTGGAGCTCAAGAAGTACTTGGACGGGATCTGCCCGGTCTCCAGCACCTGCGACAACGAACACACGACGGCGTCGTTGGGCCAGGCCGAAATATTGGGCGTCGAGCACCCGCCACGCGACTGTGCGCGCGGGTCCAACGACAACACCAGCGTCCGACCATTTTCCCCCTGGCGGGACAACCGGACCATCTTCTCCGGCCAGTCCGCCCAGAAGGCATCCGAAGGCATTGTCGCGGGTGGACAGGACTCCGGGGACGTTTTCCCAAATAACCCAAGCTGGATCGATGGCATCGGCGAGTTCCACGAATGTGAGGGCGAGGTTGCCACGGGCGTCATCCAGCGATTTGCGCAAGCCCGCCACCGAGAACGCCTGACAGGGCGTGCCGCCCACCAGCACGTCGATCTTTCCCCGCCATGCCGAACCGTCGATGGCGGTCATGTCGCCAAGATTGGGAATGGCGGGATAGCGGTGCGCCAGCACGGTGGACGGGAACGGTTCGATCTCGGCAAAAAACGCCGCTCGCCAGCCCAACGGCTCCCACGCCGCCGTCGCCGCCTCGATTCCGCTGCACACCGAGCCGTAAACCAGCCCCTGGACGTGCGGCATCAAGCCGAGCGCCGGGAGACCCGGCTCGGGATGGACAAGCTGCATGGCGGTGGAAACCTGGATCAGGTGGAAACTGGAAACCTGCCGGTGGAAACCTGGGTTTCCGGCAGTGGTTTCCACCCAGGTTTCCACTCAGCCGGAAACGTGAAAGGCGCGCTGTCGTTGGACAAACGCGCCTTTGGGCTGGAAACTGGAAACCGGAGTGGAAACCTAGATTTTTCGGCTGACGCTAGCGAAGTTCGGCGCTGTTGCCGCCCGCATAGCGAAAGTGCCAGGGAGGACCCGCGCTTGTTCTATCCTTGCTCCCGAAGCGGGCGGCGGGTCATTTGATGATCGCCGCCGCCCCTCGCGAGCCTGGAATGAGTTCTACCCCAAACCGGCCATTTGTGTCGCGCGGGGAAGTGTCCTGAGACATTCTTCGCTCTCCTGCGCTGCCCTGGTCCGGGCGATCAGATCGACCTTGGAGATGTGGCGGGGGATACTGCGGCCATTGAGCGTCCAGGCGATAACGCACAGCGCGAACAGCCAGTGCCGGTGGGCGGCGGAACGGGTCATGCCGACCTTCCAGCAGATCACCTTCCACGGCTCGCCGGTGGCCCGCAGCCAGACGATCTTCGCGTCGTCGGGATCGAGATGGCGCAGCCAGGGCAGCGCCTGGTCCATGCGGGTAATGGCGGCGGCGGAGGGTGGCGGGCGGCGCAATGTCACCTCGGCGATGCCGTAGGACTCCCAGTATTCCCGCACATAAGGCGGCCAGGTGCTGGCATTCCCCTGTACCCTGGTGTCGGGAAGGCGGCGCAGGGTATCGGCGGCCTCGGAGAGCCATTCCTCGACCAGGGACGGTGTCCATATGATCTCAGTCATGGGATGCCCCCTGATCCGGGCGCTTGCCGTAGAGCTTGGCACCCAACTGACGGACCAGTTCGCGTTCAGGCCAGGTGAGGCGGTCGTCGTCCTCGGCGATGACCAGAACGCCGCGTTCCTGCCAGCCATCGTGCTTGACCTGTTCGGCATCGCGGCGCTCGCCACCGAAGCCCCTGGGGAAATACCTCATCGCACACCTCCATGGGTGTCGATGGCCCAGAACAGGATGGCCAGGGCGTCGGCCTCGTTGTCATCGGCCGGTTGGTGCCCGCGTGCCTGCATGGCGGCGATCACCGCGCCCTTGCCGGCGTTGCCCTTGCCGGTGGCGTGGCGCTTGATGGTGCCGACCGGCACGCCCTGATAGGGGATGTGCTTGAGTTCGCACCAGGCGGACAGGTGGGCGAGAAAACCGCCATAGATGTGGGCGGCGTCGGTCCCGGCGTGGCGGCGGACTTCCTCGAAATGAACGAGGTCGATGGCCTTGGCGCCATCCAGCAGATGGTCGAGCCAGGAGCGGAAGCGCAGGAAGCGCATGCCGCCGCCTTCATATCGTCCCGACCGGAAGTCCAGGGTGCCGGAGACGATGACGCCATCGGCGAGCCGCATGGCCCAGCCGGTGGTGGTGCCCAGATCGAGGGCGAGAATGGTGGTCATGGTGAAGGCTCACGAGTCTGTGGGCCTTCGGCTTTGGTCGGGGACGAGGCTATCGGGCCAGGACTCGGGCCTCAAGGAAAAAGCGCCACCATCGAAGAAGATCGCAACCCTGCGTAAAGATCGATGCTGGATCCGCA